CGACGCATGGCAAGCCGCTGGTGAACCTTGGCCACCGCCTGCCGGACTGACCAGCGCGATTGCCTCCAGGCTGATCCCACGCGGCAACAAAGGGGCGAGCCAATGGCGGAAATGAGCCCCAAACAGATCGGCGCCTATCACGCGGCGATTGACCTACGCGACTTCGCCCAAGGCCGGGCACATGCCGCGCGCAAGGCCATCACAGAGGCCGATAGCCAAGAGGGCCGGGATTACCGGACTGGCGAGGCGGAATGGTGGGAGCAACGCGCCAGGGTGGCGGAAGAAATCATTCAGAAGCAGGAGCGCAAGGCATGAGCGAACATGATGATGACTTAGACGGGGTTCTATTCCGTTTTTGGATCAGGGCAGCGTCCTACCCCGGAGGATGGCCGTCCGCACTGACTGCGGCGCTTCTCCCATGCACAACGCCGGCTGAATATCGCGCGGCACTTATGAAACTGGCCCAAGAGAAAGGCGTCAATCTGCCCATCCCAGAAAAGCGCAGCCCATGAAATATCTTCCCAAACAGCCCAAGCCCGTGCTAGACCGGGAAAACAGATCAGGAGCCGAGAAGGTGATGAAATGGCGCCAAGCCCTGAAAATAGTCGCGCGCGCGCGCGAGGTGGCCCGGCGACTGGCTCAGGATGGGGTGGCCCTGCCCGTGGCACGGCGGAACGCAAGCCTGGCCCTGGTCGCCCGCCTGGCATGAAAAACGGCGAGGGCAAGGTGCATAAGGCCCGCGAAACGCTGGAGCAGGCCGCGCCGCTGGCAATTCAGACCGTGATTGACATTGCCAACGACAAGGCCGATCCCCGCGCCCTGCAGGCAGCCTTGGCCGTGCTGAATAGGATTGGCTTGCACGAAAAGTCCGGGCTTGAGATGACCGGCGCCGATGGCGGCGCGGTGATCACCCGGATTGAGCGCGTGATTGTGGATAAGGCGCAAGACGCCAAAGATTGAAAGAATGCCCCTTGACTCCTTTCACGCTGGTCCCGGCTGGCGTATCTCTCCAACCAGCGCGCAAGCGCCAACACGGCGTTAAGGGGTGGCGTAGATAGTGTCGTGATGGTTGGAACCGGGAATAAAAAAACGCATGGCGCGCATTTTTTCGCTTGACAGTGCGGGCCAATGGTCCTATATTCCCGTTATCAGCAAGGGCAATCAAGCCCGGCTGGCACGGAAGATAGACAGATGATCAAGACATTTCGCAATACTAGTTACACCAAGCGCAACTACGATTGCACAAATGTGGTCGCATGTATTTCTGACGCCGCACCTGGCCCGAATTGGATTGAATGCGGCGAGGAAGTGTTGGCTGGATTGACAAAGCTGCATCGTCAGGGCGGCGCAGTTTTTTACGGGTATTTGTAACCCATGACCCCTGACCAATTCCGCGCCGCCCTTGCCGACCTGGGCTTATCTCAGGCCGGCTTTGCGCGCTTTGCCATGGTGGACGCCCGCACCGTCCGGCGCTGGTGCGACGGGACGCGCGCCGTGCCTGGGCCGGTGCTGGCGTTGTTGCGGGTGATGATAACCAAAGATGAATGCCGCGAAATTGCAATTGAGGGATGGTGACCATGGAAAACCTAATGCAAAGGGTCGGGACATCGGTGTTTGAGGCAGCGCGCAAGGCGATCCTAAAGCAAGAGCAAGTGCGCTGTGATTTTGTTCTGTTTGACTGCGAGGTGTTTGTGCGGCCATTTCCGTCAGTTATTCGGGTTTCAACCTATTTCTGGCTTGGGGCGGATGGGGAGTGACAACCATGGAATGGAAACCGATTGAGACCGCGCCGAAAGATGGGCAGGCTATTCTTGCTTGGGATGAAAATCTGACTTACGAGATCGCTTATCGTCAACGTCGCAAATGGCGCTACGGTCCGAAAGGCTATTCGTTTAACCCCACCCATTGGATGCCGCTGCCCGCGCCGCCGTCAAAGCCCAAACCATGACCGAACCTGTCGCCGTATTTGGCTTTGCGCCTGGCTGGAAATGCCAGCGCTGCTGGAAGGTGCTGCCCGAGGTCGGGCTTGTGCCGGAGCATCCTGACACCTGCCTGCGATGCGTGGCGGTGGTCGAGCCTGACCTGGAGTTTGACGTTCACGCGCTGGCCGCTGCCCGGTTTGATCGGATTTATCAGGAAGATCGCGCCAATGGCGCAGATAGCGTGATGGCCATTGCCCAAGCAGGGCGAAGGAACAAGGGCTTGACGTGACCGCCCTGCAAATCCAAACCCCGGCATGGGCACGCCCGCTGCTGGCGCCTTCCCGATACAAGGGCGCATGGGGCGGGCGCGGGTCCGGCAAGTCCCATTTCTTTGCCGAGGCCATGATTGAGGCGCATATTCTGGACCCAAACACCTATTCCGTTTGCGTCCGCGAAAACCAGAAGAGCCTTGCCCAATCCGTCAAGCGTTTGCTTGAAACCAAGATCGAGGCCATGGGCGCCGGCGATTACTTCGAGGTTCAAGAGGCGGTGATCAAGTCGCGCCGGGGCGATGGGCGCATCATCTTCCAGGGCATGAAAACCCATACGGCGGATTCAATTAAGTCCCTTGAAGGCTATGACCGGGCTTGGGTAGAGGAGGCGCAAAGCCTAAGCCAAACCAGCCTAGACATGCTGCGCCCGACGATCCGCAAGCCTGGCAGCGAGCTATGGTTCACTTGGAACCCGAGGGAAAAGTCCGACCCGGTTGACCATTTGCTAAGGGGCGATACGCCGCCCAAGGATACCGTGGTCATTGGCGTGAATTACAATGAAAATCCTTGGTTTCCGGACGTGTTGCGGGATGAAATGGAGTATGACCGGCGCCGCGATCCGGACAAATACAACCACGTTTGGCTAGGCGGGTATCTGGCCAATTCAGAGGCGCGCGTGTTTCGGAATTGGCGGGTCGAGGAGTTTGAGGCCCCGCGCGATGCAATCCACCGCATGGGGGCAGACTGGGGTTTCAGTGTGGACCCTTCCGTCTTGGTGCGCTGCCATATCATAGGCCGGACGCTTTATGTGGACTATGAAGCCTATCAAGTTGGGTGCGAGATTGTGAACCTGCCCGAGTTGTTCATGACCATACCCGAGGCCGAGAAATGGCCGATGACCGCCGATAATGCCCGGCCCGAGACTATCTCGCACATGCGAAAACATGGTTTCCCGCGCATCTTCCCGGCGGTCAAAGGGCCGCGATCCTTGGAAGAGGGCGTCGAGTGGCTGAAATCCTATGACATCGTGGTCCACCCGCGATGCGTTCACACGATTGATGAACTGACGCTCTATTCCTACAAGCGCGACCCCTTGACTGACCGCATCCTGCCGGTGCTGGAAGACAAGAAGAACCACGTGATAGACGCCTTGCGCTATGCCTGCGAAGGCGTCCGCCGCGCCAAGGTAGAAACCCGCCCCGCAATTATACCCTTGCCAAGCGCCCATCGTTGGGGGTAACATGCCGTCCCATGGCGCGCATGTCCCGAGAGCAGGCCTTGGCAAACCTCCACCAGGAGGCCATGGCGGAGTTTGACCGCATTCAATCCGCGCTGCGGGATGAGCGGCTGCAATGCCTAAAAGACCGGCGCTTTTACAGCATTGCCGGCGCCCAATGGGAAGGCCCGCTTTCGGAGCAATTTGAGAACAAGCCTAAGTTTGAGGTGAACAAGGTTCACCTTTCCGTCATTCGCATCTTCAACGAGTATCGCAATAACCGCATCTCCGTCGCCTTTGTGTCCAAGGATGGCCAGGAAGATGACCCCCTAGCCGATACATGCAACGACCTTTACCGCGCCGATGAACAAGACAGCACGGCAGAGGAAGCCTATGACAACGCCTTTGAAGAGGCGGTAGGTGGCGGGTTCGGCGCCTGGCGCTTGCGGACGGATTACGTCAACGAGGAAGATGAGGACGACGACCAGCAGCGGATTAAGATCGAGCCGATTTTTGACGCCGATAGTTCCGTTTGGTTTGACCTAGACGCCAAGCGCCAGGACAAGGCGGACGCCAGGTGCTGCTTTGTGCTGACTTCCATGACGCCGCAGGCCTACGAGCGCGAATGGAATGACAGCCCTGCAAGCTGGCCGAAAGAAATCCAACAATTGGAGTTCGACTGGGCAACGCCTGATGTTGTCTATGTGGCGCAATACTACAAGGTGGAGGAGGTTTCCGAAACCATCCGGATATTCCGGACACTTGCCGGCGAAGAGGAAAAGCATTCTCAGGCCGAGTTTGACGAAGATGAAGAGCTTGAAGCCCGCCTCGCTGCAACCGGCGCGCGGGAAATGCGCGTAAAGCGCGTAAAGCGCCGGAAGGTGCGGAAATACATCATGAGCGGCGCTAAGGTTCTGGAAGATTGCGGGCACATTGCGGGCCGGCATATTCCGATTGTGCCGGTTTATGGCAAGCGGTGGTTTGTGGATAACGTCGAGCGGTGCATGGGGCATGTGCGGCTGGCCAAGGATTCGCAGCGCCTGAAAAATATGCAGCTTTCCAAGCTGGGCGAGATTGCGGCGCTTTCCAGTGTGGAAAAGCCGATCTTGACGCCGGAACAGGTGCTTGGCCATCAAGAAATGTGGTCGCAAGACAACCTAAAGAATTACCC